GATACAGGCACATCTGATACAGACCCTGGTGCTGGAGAGATAGCATTTAACAATGGTACTTACGCATCTGCTACAGAAATTTATATAGATGATGCTGATCAAAATGGTGTAACTGTATCTTCGGATATTTTAACTTGGGATGATTCTACTTCAACCATTAGAGGTAGTTTAATGATCTACGATATTAATGATAGTTCAACTTATGTTAGGTTTAATATAACTGGTGCTTCTACAGATGCTTCTGGTTATGTAAAATTAGCAGTTACTCATGTAGCAAGTAACAATACATTTAGTGCTGCTGACGAACTATCAGTACATTTTTCAAGATCAGGTAATAAAGGAGACACAGGTTCAACAGGGTCTACAGGAAGTACAGGATCAACTGGTGCTACTGGAGCTGCTGGTACAAATTCACAATTATCAATGACATTTAACAGCTCAACTTCTGATGCTGATCCAGGTGCAGGTAAGATTGCTTTTAATAATGGCACATTATCAAGTGTTTCAGTTTTATTTGTAGATGATGCAGATGATGCGAGTGCAGATATAACTTCATTTGTACAATCTTGGGATGATGTATCTAATGCAGAGGCAAGAGGAATTGTAACTGTAACTAAAGAAGGCACACCATCTACCTATGCTTTATTCAAAGTATCTG